GCTGTGGTTGCTGTGTATGCGGCTGGTGGCGGGGCTGCCCACACCCCCGCCGGTAAATATTTAGTATCATATCCGTTTATTAAGCTCAAGGGGTTTGTGCAGGTTATCGGTGATGGTGACGGCACCCAAATCCTAGCATCGGACGGCACGCCTATCACGGAGAAGACAGGGGTTTTCCATACTGGTACGTGGAATGAGCGTGCCTTAGACCCCGACCTGATTCATTTCGGTGTGTCTAGCGTGTGGATTCGCGCCCACCGGACAGGCCGTAACCACCAGGCGGCCATACCTAACCTCTGCGGCGTGCTACTAAACACTGATCTTGGGGATTCCCCTGCTGAGCCGGACGCCGCACCGACCATGAATAATGTGAAGGTCTGGGATATGGAGACGGGCGCGGCGATCCTTGGCCGCGACGACCAGGCAATGGACGTGTGGAACCTCAAGATACGCAACACGCTGCAGGCCGGGCTTGTTGTGGGTAAACCTGATGGGCACCCCGAGCTGGTGGCGAAGGTTGCGGGCGGGAACGGCGGCGCCGATAACCAGTTCTTCGGGCTGAATGTCGGCGGTGCGAATCAGTCACAGGGTGGTTACGCCGGTGTTGAGGTGTATACGTCTCAGTGCACTTTCGTTCATTCCCGTGTGTGGTTTACGCACCGCGCCGCTTCGTGGCAGCAGATATACGCCCTGCCTGTGGCTTCGGCTGATGGCACGGATATTACTGCGGGCGCGCCGCAGGGTGAGAACCGGGCCGCTCAGAAAGACGGCTCGGGATGGTTCATCAAGGGAACTAAATGTATCTTCACGGGCTGTTTGGCGCAGGAGAACGGTGGGCACGGGTTCCTTGTTTATTGGGGGCAGAATCAGCTCACGAATTGCCGCGCCGAATCTTCCTCTTACCGTGACACGGTTCACGGGTCTGCTCGTGAGGGTGACGCCGCCGATTTCTATATTGCGAACGGCGGGGCCGATGGCACTATTATCACCGGCTGCATTTCACAGAAGGTTGGGGGGCGCGGCACCGGCGCACGCTGGGCCTTCTACATTGAAACCTGGTTCAAGGGCCTCACGATTACCGGGTGCGCAGCCAAGGATGTTGCAGGCCCGGCCGGTTCTGAGACTGGGCCGGTTCGGTGGCGATCCCCGCAGGGTGATAACGTCTTTATCCAGGTGGATACGGTGTTTTTCACTACCCGTAAGGCTGGTGCTGGGTTGCAGGGGCCGAAAGGCGACCCTGGGCCTAAGGGCGCGGACGGGGTAGGGGTGCCGCAGAAGCTTTCTATCGCTGGTAGTGAGCTTACGCTCTCACCTGATGGGGGTACCGTCACGCTGCCTTCTACTGATTTATCTTCTCTTGTTTCTAGGGCTGATGCGCTTGCCCGCCGGGTAGAGGCCCTGGAAGCCCGCCCACAAGGCGGCGGTGGCGGTGGGGCTGTTCAGGACACGGGTGTACGTCTGCTTGAGACGATCAGTGTAAGTGGTGGCCTGTGCGATGTTCTGATACGCCGCGTTGGCAGCGTGGTTCAAGCGTGGATGGTTACTACAAATCCTGAGCGCAAAAACGGTTCAGCAGGGCCGCAATTCACAAAGCAGAACGTTGTTTTAGAAAGTAAGACCCTGCCGAAGGGATTCTTACCGGCGCTCGGGGCGCTACCGAATTACCCCGAGCGGGGTGGTGGCCCTCGGTATTCGCATGATAACCGTTTCGCAGTGTCGGCTATTGTCACGTCGAATATCGGGAACGGGCAACCCTACCAGGTTGGCACACTCGGGTTTTTCACGTGGTTTAATAACCTGGTGATGCGCCTCGACCGTAACACTAACCGTGCCGTCATGGGTTCGCTTACGTGGACGACTATAGACGCATGGCCCGCAGTGCTGCCAGGTACAGCGTATGAGGGGTGATGATGGGCACTAATATTCCACCCGATTTCTGGGTTGCGCTCATGGACGTTCTTAAGGCGGCTGCCACTCTTTCGGCGGCCGCTTTCGTGTCATGGGCTGCCGTGAAGCTTAAGGATGTGCGGGCGGGGCTGCACCGTGTTGAGCACCAGGTGAAGAACCATCATCAGACGAATCTGCGTGATGATATTGACCGGAACCAGGCGGCTACTGCTAAGGGAATTGCCGATGTTATCACGCAGCTTGCGGAGATTCGTAAGGAGCAGGAGAAGACGGCGGCCATGTTGAACCTTGGCCTGTCTGAACATGCCGATATGCGCAAGGATATTGGGGGTATCCGGGGTGATATACGGCATGCGCGTGAGTTAGCTGACGCCGTGGATGCTCGGGTGCGGTCTTTGGAAGCGCGCCAGGGCTAGGGCTGGTATGCGGTTTCTGGGTCGATTTCTTCGCCGCCTACCGCGTTTTTGAATGCTAGTCCTTCGCGGGTGCAGTGTTCATCAGGTGCATGGTATACGTCGGTGATGCTGCATGCGTATTCGTAGATTGCGCGGGCTATGCCTTCGCCGCGTCGGTCTTCGTTTACCTCTATTTGCATGATTTGTCCGGTGTTGATGTCTAGGTACATTTCGCCGATTAGGTGGCCGTTTTCGTGGGCTTCGAAGATGTTCATGATTTCGGTTTCTTCGTAGTAGGTGCCTTGGCGGTTGGTGATTTCCATTTTGGTTTTCCTTTCGTTCCCTATATCTAATACTATACGCCCTGTATAGTTTAGATACAAGCCAAGACACCAATAAAACCAAGTGAACTATCACACAAAAGGAGGTGGGGCCTATGGCCTACCAATTCCTCACACAATACAACGCGCTACGGTTCACACCAAACGCGCTAGTCCAGTCCGTTTTCGGGTTCCCCCGTGTAATCACAAACATCACTATCCACTGGTGGGGCCGCCCAGAATGGAAACAAAAATTTGAGGACGTAATCAGGTTCTTCTGCGAGCTGAATAGCACGCAGACTAGCGCGCACGAGGTCATTTCTGATGGCGTTGTGGCGTGCCTTGTGGATCACGCTAACGCAGCCTGGGCGAACGGCAACAGCAAGGGTAATGCGCAGTCAATCACCCTGGAATGCAACCCACGCATGTCTGCTGGCGACTTCGAGACCGTGTGTGAGCGAGTCGCCGACATCTGGATCATGCACGGGCAAATCCTGCCCGTCACAGAGCATCGGGACTGGTTCGCAACCGAGTGCTGCGGCACCTACCGCAAGGGCGAGGTTGCGGCCCGCGCCCTGCAAATCTACGAGGCGAAAAAAGGTAAGACCGCTATCACTAAAGTTGCCGAGAAGGCGACCCAACCCAAGGGAAAGGACGATAAGAGCATGGCTGACGCTATTAGCGAGCTGCGGGACAGCTGGGCACCAGGCATTGAGCATGTGCGCCATCACGGCGCTAACTGGATGGCGCTGCAGAACGTGAGCCGCCAGACTCAGGAGCTTAAGGACACCTGGACGCCGGGCATCCCGAACGTAAAGTTTGAGGGTTCCGCGCACAAGCTGCTCCGTGAGAATTTGGAGGCGCAGCGTGAGACTAACGCGCTGCTGAAGCAGCTTATCGCAGCCCAGACTAGCAAGGTAGGAGAGTAAAAATATTATGGATGCAAAGCGTAAAGTTGGCCCCGTCACTGCTGCTGCGGGTGTAGGTACCGCCGTCGCCGGTAGCCTTACCGTCATCACCGGCTACATTCTTAGCCGCTACGGTGTTGAGCTGCCTGCTGATGTGTCGAATGCGGTTTTTATCCTGATTTCTACGGTGGGTACTATCATCGGCGGGTTTTTGATCCGTGGTGAGAAGCCGACCTTTGAGGGTTTGATGGAGGCGGCCGCCCGTGGGGTGACTGGTGTAGACCCTAAGGATGCGGGGGCGCAGGGTGAGACTAATTACCCGGCTGCCCCGGTGAATGATTTTGAGATTCCGCGTGAGACTTACGCGCCGAAGCACGCCGAGAGCGCCTAGCCGGTAGTGTGATTGTGGCCCCGCCCGCACCCCCAAAGAACAAGGGTGCAGGCGGGGCCTCTCTCATTTTTTATGCCGTATGGTGGGTTAGCACCCATTCGGTCATACTGTCCGCCTGGGCGGGTAGTGTTTCTGGGGCGGGTAGCGCCGCGATTAGGGGCGTGATGCTGTGCGCGGGGGTGTACGCAATGGGCGTGCTCATTCGCCCCACCCTTCGCGGTTTGATCGCTCGGCCCTCACCTGGGTTAGCGCTTCAAGGTATTTCTGCGTGGCTTCTTCATCGGATAGCCCGGTGATGTTCACGTATAGGCTGATGGCGTCCTGATTCATGCCTTCAACGTATGCAGCGTGTTCACGCAGCTCTTGCGCTGTGAGCTGCGATTTATCGACGCGCCCGTACATGTAAGTGTCTTCACCGACTTCTTCTTTCTCTACTTTTAGGGGTAGCTGCCTAATGGGTGATTCCCACATTTCCGTTTCCTCTGCTGTTGTTCCTGTGCCCTATGGGCTGGGTATTATTCTTTTACGATGTGTACCGATGGGCGGGGTTCTTCTACCGGGGCGCCGTCCGGGCCGCGCATATGCGCCGCAACAAATACGGGGCGTATACGCTGGTTGCCCGGCCCGTAGTGCTGCATTCGCCAGTACCCGCGCACTTCTACACGGTGGCCCATGCCGCGCCGTGACACTCCCGCACCGTTACCGTGGGGGCGTTCACGCACGTACACTGCGTTGATAGCCCGCGTGTCACGCGCCGCACCTGTTGCTGCGGCCCCTTGGGTGCGCGGCCGGTACGGGCGTACATCACCGATTGAGGGTTCACGCGCTACCGCCCAGGTTGTGACTAGCAGGCGGGATAGCCGGGCGTACAGGCCCGTGTTGCCTTCCACTTCGCGCCATATGCGGCCGCGTGAGGTGCCTAGCAGCATGTAGAGGTCTTCGCGTACCCATGCGGCACCCATAATTTGGATGGTCGCGGGGTTGGATACCATGAACGGTGATGCGTCGCTGATGCTGTCGGGGGCGTCACCCCACGGGGCTACCTGGTCTGTCCCGCCGTCCCATACGATTACCCCGGCGTCAGATGGCATATGCTCAATGTGGGGCATGTAGTGCAGCAGGAACTCGGGTGCCGTGTCTATGACCGTTTCGGTCATACCCTTGTGTACCCACCATAGGGCGCCGTCTTCTATGCCTGCACGGTGTGTCCGGTATTTGGCTATGTGCCAGACCCCTTGTGTGCATGTGCTGATCGCCGTCTCAATGTGCCCTATTAGCTCCTTTTTGATGGTGGGCATGTCACGGGGGCCGTATGATGCGCTGTTACGCATTCTCGGTGCTCTTTTTCTTGTACGGGCCGCGTGGTTTGGGGTGTTTCGCGCGCCAGGCGTCGATTGTCTCGGGGAGCCATAGGGGGGTGCCGTTTGCCCCCCATGCGTCGTTTTCTAGGGGGTGCACGGCTAATAGTTTGTATACTGCGTCGCGGGTTACGCCGAGGTGCCGCGCAACATCACTGGGGCCGAGGTAGCTAGGTTTCTTTGTCATTCCTCTTTATCCTCTCTATACTTATCTTTATAAGTTGTTGTTTCCCGCTTGGTATGCGGGTAGGGGCGCCGCCGCGCGAGACTTAAGGGCGGCGCCCCTCCTTTTTCTATTCGGCTGGTTTGACTTCTACCCACCATTGGTTGCCGTGGTGGCTCACGCTTTCTTCGCTGCGGCTAATGTACGCGGCTACGCCCTCAGGGGTGAGGGGCATCGGCTCAGAGTGTAGGGTGATTTGGGTACTTTCTTCGACAGCCCAGAAGGTTTGTATCTCGTGGCTGCTCAGATTTTCACGGACGCGCTTCTGTACCTCGGGGTGGTCGATGAACCACTCATATGCGCCGCCGGGCGTGCCCCACAGTTCACCCTCTTCTATATGGCGTGAATATGCGCCAATGCTGTCGCTGTATGCCCAGTCTGCCAGTTCTTGCAATGATCCGGTGCGTTCTGCGGTGGTTTTCCCGTTTTCGATTACGCGGGCGGTGTACTGTTTTTCCATTGTGCTGTTCCTGTCTTAGTAGTTGCGTGCAAATTCTTTGAGGCATTCGTTCATGGTGCGGCCGTGGGCCGCAGCCAGCCTCCACCTGTCCCATTGGTTAGTCATGTAGTCTGCTGTTGATGGGTGGTACGTTGCGAACCATTCCCCGGCGGCGGGGACGGGGCCGCCTTCGCTACGTTCCATTGTGCCTATCCGCAGGTTGCCTTGCATGATGTAGTGGTAGCCGCTGCTGATCCGCTTAATTTTGAGGTTTTTCATTGGGGTGTTCCTTTGGTTGTTGTTTCCTGTGGGGTGGTTTCCCCTACATCTAATACTATACAGGGTGTATAGTCCGTATACAAGTTATTACGAGTGAAACTAATCACTTGAGGCTGATAGCGTACCCGCCCACCGCATCCCCGGTAATCTCACGCGCCACCTCAGCATCAAGAGCATCAACCGCATAGCGGCCACGTGAACCAACCAGGGCGCTCAGGTTCTCACCGTGCGCCGCTACCGCATCAACTGCGGACACGGTAGCATCCCATCGCCCGTATGAGCGTGAAATGATTTTGCCTAGCCGCGTGGTGTGCCCTACGGCCTTAGGCGTGTACACCATTGTGCGGTAGCCCGCGAATTTCCCTTCACCGGGGCGGGTGCGGTTCACACCATCGCTCCATAGCTCGGTCACGATCAGATATGCGGCTGCGGGTTTCATTCTGGCTGTCTCCATCTTTTTGTGTCTTGGCTCTCGGGAGTACCCCCTCACTCAATACTATACGAACTGCATAGAATCAGTTCAAGCCAAAACCGGGAGAAAAACGAAGCAAAAACGTGAGTAAACCGTGACTAGCCCCCTAACTACAAAGAAAAACCCCGGGATTCCGGGGTTTATATAGATATTTCCTACATATCTAATGTGCCTATTCACTGGGATTCACTGGGATTCACGGCAACCCCCTCAAGCTCAGCTATCAAGCGCTCAACCGGCCCATTTTGCCCCTCCGACAATTCACTGAAATGCATTTCGTTTTCCGTGAGTTTCTCGTGACCTCCCGATTTACCACCCAATTTTTCAAGCGCTCCACCGTAGATAGCCATAGTCCGGCGGGCCACATAAATTTGCGTCGTGGATGCAGAGGCGTGCCCGAGCTGCGCCTGCGCCGCCTCTATCCCTAGCTCACGCTCAAGAGTCGTTGCTACCGTCCTGCGGGAAGTGGGCGGGG